AGAAATTATCTAGGCTCTTGGTCATCCTAGATATAATACTACTTAAACTATCATCCTGGGTATCATCTGTGATACTCAAAAATCCCTTCAATGTACTTAACTCGGTATACTCCATATTATTCAAATTCACTAAATAAATTATTCCAACTCACTCACTACTCACTCCAACTAATCAACCACATCTTCTAATTCTTCAACTTCACTCTTCACACTTCATACATCTACTTCAAACCAATCTGTATTCACAACAAACTCCACAGGCTCTCTTAAACTATTAACATCATAACTAACAACAAAACTAATTCTATAAATTCAGCTCCTAGACATAAATGGCAATCATAATCAAAAATCTCATATAACATCTGGATTCCCTTCCGTACAATCACTCTCACTCTTACCAAAACTATTACTCCATTCCTTCACATATATCCTATATTCATCACCCTTCTCCTGGAGGTAGGCAGTAACATTGGCAACACTGGTTATATATCTGCAATATTCTACTCTATAACTCACTGTATCTCATTGCACATAAACCTCCTTATCTACTGGGAATGGTTCGTTCCAAAAATCAATTACAGCTATTGGCTTCAATGCAACATTATAATACAGGAATCCAAACAAACACAACAACCCAATTCATAATGTCTTCCAAATATTTTCCTTAATCATTATCAACCAACCTTTAATAAATAAACTATTCCTCATGCGATAGCAGCCATTAATGCTTTCCATATAATATCCCAACTTGTCTTATATGGCTTAAACTCTTCATTACTTACCATGTTCTTCTTAATCTCCTTCAACTCTTGCTCTATCCTACTCACATCATTCTCTATCATAACAATCTTCCCTGTATTGGTTAGAATCTTATCTGCCTTTCTACTTAACTTGTCTATGTTTTGTTTTATATATCTCATCTCTACCTTAAACTCACTCATTACTTCATTATCCGACATCACCAGTGACTATAATATATTTAAAACTTCCCAACACATTATTCTTCTTCTCCCTCACCCTTATCATCTCCTTCTCCACCATCATCATCTTCTGCTCCATCTCCTTCTCCTTCTCCATCAAACTTACCTGCATCATCATCTTCTAATAATTCCACTAGGTCGGCTTTCTTTTCATTCCCTTCTAACTCTACTCCTTTCTCTTCAAAACCTCTCAATGTGACCTCTTCCAATAGTTCAGTCTTATTCATTTTCTTATATGCTTTCTTGGTCTCTGTCTTCTCTTCTTTTACTGCCTTCACTTCAACCTTACCAACCAACACAAATCCATGAATCAAATAAGTTTCTGCATTTGTTACATTTACTGTTCTTCCTGGAGCGATACCATTATAGGTATTCTTACTCTTGTTTACTAACTTCACCAATTTTTCCATCATCTGTATATATAAGATAAAATTATAATACTCCATCAATGTATGTAAGCACCTATTTTTTTCAATGTCTTTTCCACCAATAAGAAAAACCACCCAAAAAGGTGGCTCTCTCATCAACAACTATCTTCCTATTATTTTACCAATAGATTCTTAGCTATTGCCATTGCTTCTGGTGATTCTACTTGAACATCCATTCTAGCAGTAATTACAAACAATGTTCCTCTCAATCTTGCTTCTCTTTGTGGTTCAATTGTGATTGCTCTTTGGATTCCTCGTAGAATATTCTTGTCATTTCCTAGAATAACACTCGCTCCATCCAAAGTACATTCATGTACCACATTCTCATTACTATCTCCACTATCTAAGTCAAACGGTATAGCATCTTCTAATGTCAAATTATCTGTAGCGATAGATGCAATAGTAGAAGCAAACTGTTTCGCTTTTCCATAGTTCAACACAACAGAATCTCATGCAGTTAATCCACTAGCTTCTCCAGTAGAAAGAGGGACAACAAGGTCTCCTGCTGTTACATCTGTATCTATTGAAAGAGCAGAACCAATTGCGACTGGTTCATTTACATCCATGTTTGGTACTTCAACAAAAGGTTTACCATAAGCACCTCTTTTATCTACTGTATTCAAACTAACTTCATATTTATCATTGAAGTCAATTATAAGGTCATTTGGCATATACAATCCATTCACTCCCTTTCTGAATTTAGTAGCAAGAGATTTGTATAATTTAGACAACTTCGCTTTATCCATATATCTATCTTCAAAAAGATTCGTATCTGCACAATCAATAATCGTACCTCCATCTTTTTGGATTCTATACATTGCTCCGTCAAACTGTTGTAGACAATCCAATGGGTCATCACTCTTTCTTCCATACAATACTATATCTTCAATTTGGTTTTGACCTTGTGAAGCAATCATTCTCATCATGTGTTCTTTGAACTTAGCACCTTCAATGTTATCTTCAATTTCATCATCATAGATAAACACCTCTGCAATAACTTCTTCACTAGATAACTGAATACTTGATGTCAACGCTTCAACTCTCTTAGCCTTATCCAACTCTACTCCTCTCGTAGCAGGGTAGAAAATCTTTTTCCCAATACCAATCTTACCAATCTTGGCTTTTGGTTGATTCATTCTAATCACTCTAATTCTATTCAACAACACACTTTCATCCATCACATAATCAATAAATGCATTGGCTTGTGCTGTATTCAAATGGACTAGGTCGCTAGTTTCTCCATTTGTAAATGCTTTCATAATCTTTTGTGCTTTGTCCATCTTCAATATATACATATAAATTTAAAAAGGTTTATACCCTATACTCTATTATGCCCAAACATTGTCAGGGTCTCATGCTTGATTCTTCTCTATATTCTGTTGGCTACCCTTACTATAAGATTCACATTTCTCCAGTCTCCCTTCCAATGCTTCACATTTAGTAATTCTTTCTCCTACTTCTTTCAAATCACTTACAATCTTTCCAACATCATCTCCACTAATATTTAGTGAAGCATATTTCTTTACATCTTCAATACTAACTTCCTTCAATACTTCTTCTAACTTAGCAACTCTTTCCTCCATTGCTGTTCCTTCTGCTTCTGATTTTTCAACCTTACCTTCTAACTCCTCTGCTTCTTTAGAGATAGTTTCTTGCAATGTTGCAACCTCTTCTGCTTTCAAAACCACTTCATCAAATTTCTCTTCTTTGATTAATGTAACAATCTCGGCATTCAACTCTGCCATCTTCATAATGTTTTCCTTCATTGTCTTATATAATAGTTAAATAAATACTTGGTACGATTGACACAATAGCATACTTCCTATTTTTTTCAATGTCTTTTGTATCTCTCACTTATTTCATCCAACTTCTTCACACTCTCCTTACTTAATTTACTCTTCTTCTCCTTCTCTCCATCTCGCATCTTCTGAATACTAAACCTATTCTCTGCATAAGCTACGGCAGGTCTTTTCCCTTTCCTTAATAAACTCACTCTCTCTACTACACACTCCACTAACTTTTTAGCCATCTTCCACATCTTAATAATAAAAATTAAATACTTATCCTAGCTCCACTTCCTTCAATACTAATCCCCACATAATCTCCATTCAATATTTCATCATACAAATCATCACTAAACTTAATCCCTATAATCCGACTTCATGCAGGTATCACCAATTCCTCATCCTCATCCACAGTAAAGTCACATGGCATTATATAACTCTCCACATAATCATACTCCTCATCTTCTATATCACTATTCTCCTCATGGTCTATATTAATCTTCTTCTTACTTAGGTTCATAACGAACTCATGAGCTGTCTTGGTTATCTCATCCACATCCATTATATCTCCATTTCTATCCTCCTCATCAGGCACTAATGCAACAAATAATATTGTATTATGCTTGCTCTCACTTTTTATTAGTCTCACCAATCACATGACATATCATTAATAGCTAAATTATTGCCTAACTTATACAATAAAAAAAGCCCTAATCAATGTCTATTGACTAAGGCTATACTTTATATCACTTGGACTTCCTATGGCTCTTAGTCCATTCTTGGGTCACTCAATCTCTTCTTATGGTCACATCTACATCCAGGGAATCTCAATGGTCTACTATGCCCACTTGGGTAGTCATCATCAGCAGGAATCCAACCAACACTAGCATTCTCCTCACATCACTCACTCACCTTATCATCTTTTTGGGTGGTCCATCTCTTCCATCCTTCTACACCATACTTCTCCTGGAGCAACTTAAACTCCTCATCCTTTCATGCTATATAAGCATTCCCTAATTCTGTGGTAGCTATCAACTTACTTCTGTAAGGACTGAAAGCAAAATCACTTTTAAGAATCTTAGCAATATCATTATATCACTCTCCACTCTCCAACGCCTTTGCCACTAACCCATTAATCCTTTTCCTAGTCGTACTATCTACCCTAGTAACTAATAAGGCTGCATTTTCCTTTGCCCATCTACTGGCACTATCAGCATCCATATTGAAACTCAAATCTAATCCAGGCTCAAACTCTTCCATATCTATTCATAATCTCTTCACTCACCTCATGAATCATCTACTTATTGCTTTCCCAATCACCTTCAACATCTCGGCAAACAAATCCACACTCATCTTCTCTACCTTATTCTCATCATTCTCCTTCAAATACTGATTCTCTTTCAACTCCTCATCATACTCCTTATATAATTTCACAAACAACTTATTCAATGACTTAATCAATTTCTTCTGCTCCTTCACCAACTCCTTATCCCAATCAAACAACTTCACAGCTTCCTTCATTAATCACACTTCTTCTATCTTCTTTACTCCATCTATATTCACACACATCCTAGACATCATACAATCTAAAATTACTCATACATTTTATTAACCTCTTCTGTTATCATTTTCTCTACCTTACTCATCACCTGTCACATGCTCATCCCATCCTTCGCCATCTTCTCTATTTCTCACATCCTATCACTCATATCATCCACATCTCCATTACTAGCATTCAACTTCTCACCTTCACCATTTGGTAATGGGTCTTTCCCTATCATAGCCCTTCCTTCATCAGGAGTCAATATTGGTCCACCTACATATCTATTAACTACTGTACTCATCTCACTATCATCACTCGTATCAACACTCACAAATTCAATACTCTCATACCCCTCTTCTTCCTGGAAGAGATATTTAAGTTGTTTCAATAATCTCTTCTGTTCCGGCTTAACCAAAAACTTATTCATCTGTTCTATCGCAGTCTTACTGCTCGCATAATTACTATTATCACTCAATATCAAATCATACGGTATATTCAATCTTACTGCACAACTCTTCTCCAATTCCTTTCTATATGGTAGAAGGTCTTTTGCTACTGGCTTATCAGTTACATCAATCTTCTTTACTTCGGTTGGTACCATCACCCAACTATAATCATTCGTATCTCCTTTTATCTTACTCTCCAAATATGCAACCAAATCCTCAAAATCCTCATCACTTAAATTATCCTTCACATCCTCTAAGAAAGAAACATTAATTCCTCCTCTCTGAAAGAAAGCATCAAAGTTACCATCTATATTTCCTATCAATGTCACAGGAACAATAATTGGTTCCCATACACTATCTCCATAATCCTTATCCTTCAAACTGATTCTCTTAAAATTGATTATCCCATTCAACTCACTATTCCACCCACACTTCATCTTTTTATTGGGCACTAGGGTATCACTCTTGGATTCCTGTATATTATCAAATACCTTCATAGCATCATCCCTCTCCTCTTTTGGAATCCACTTGTTGAAATACTGTGCATCTACTCCTACTCTCTGCACAAACCCATCTCATCCATTTATATATCTCACACTATCATTAATTACTGGCTCTAATCTTATTATATCTCACTTAGCATTCTCAATCACTTCAAAAAACGCACTACCTTGCAACAACCTATTCTTCACCAATAATTCTATATCAACCAACATATTAATCTTATTCAACAAATCTTCATTATCACACTTAAACCCACTATCACATCACAAACTAACCTTATCAGTCAATCCACTTACGATATAACTATTATCATACAACATACTTAAAGCAGCAGCACTAATACTAG